TGTAAAGAATGATGAACAACTCGTTAAACTTGCTGGTATTGTTCAAAGAATCATAGCCAACGAAAATAAAGGTGGTTCTGAAGCTGAGTTTGGATTATCTGATAGAGAAAAGGAACAATTACTGAAAAGTATTGATGATGTTGTAGTTGATTTACAATCAAAAACAGACGAAATTACACAAGATATAGAAGAAGTCAAAGGAAACTAAATGGGTCATTGGACACCGAGCTCTGATTATTCCGATTCAAGCTCCAAGAAAACCACATATGATAAAGATGGTAGTGGAGTGCCAACACAAGGTCGTGTTAGACAAATAGTAAAGTCTAATACACAAAATCCTAAAGGTTGGGAATATTATGAACTTGAAATAGCTGAAGTCATGGAAGTATTTGACTCAGAAGAAAAATTACCAAAGAATGATAATGGTGAAACAATTTGGGGTTTATTAGGTTGTATTAAGGCAAGACCACATCAATCTGAAAAAGATAAGATTGTTGCAAAATTAAAAATTTACGAACCACTTGATACCAACATGACAAAGATGCCACTTAGAAATGAGCATGTTGTAGTTGTTAAATATATTGGTAGAAATTATTATTTACCAGTTGTACCATTACTTGGTAGTGTAAATGCCAATATAGTACCGGGTACAAGTGGAATTAGAGATGATAAAATGTCTGATGATGATTTTCTATATGATTTTTTTGAAGTAAATAATGAGTTTGGAAACGATGATAAAATTAGAAGATTATTACCACGAGAAGGTGATGTCACACTTGAGGGAAGATTTGGAAATACAATTAGATTTGGTAGTGCTATAGTTGAAGGTGCACATGGAGATGAACCTTCCACCCAAGACTCTCCTAACATATTGATTCGTGTAGGACAATTATTAGATTCTCAATTATTTGGTGAAGAAAATGAAAGACAAGATTTAGAAGATACTAATTTCAAACCTGTTGAAGAAAATATAAATGCAGATGGTAGTTCTATATGGATGACCACAGACCAAAAGGTAAATCTAAATATAGAAGATACCAACGCGGATGACCATTCATATATGTCTTCTTTTCATGAGGACGACCAACCAAATCTTGGTGGAAAACAAATCACAATTAATTCAGATAGAATCACATTCAATACAAAAAAAGGAAAGATACTTGGATTCAGTCATGATGGTATTGGATTCTCAACAAAGAAAAGTTTTACAGTTGATGCAGATGATGGACTGAATATAAACTCAGGTGGAGAAACCACCATTGATTTAAAACCTGGTGGTATCAGTCTAATCACACCTGGTAACTCACGATTAGATTTAGGAGAAGGTGGACAAGAAGGTGGTTCCGACACGATTTATCTTTCAAGTGAATGTCCGTCTTTCTTGACTCTTGATGATAAAGCACATTTAGAAAGTTGTAAAGGTGCTAATGTACACCTTGATGATTGTGCAGGACTTTACACCCATAATGGTAGTTACTTTAAGATTGGTGGAAGTGCTAATGAGGCAGTAATTTATATTAAAGGTCGTGATGATGTCAAGGAACAGCATTTGGTTTATGGTGAGGAGTTAGCTGATTTATTAGATGCTGTTTGTAATTCATTCGTTGAATTAGGAAGTACGATTCTGAGTTTATCAGGTATAGCAACTGGTGCAGGCCCAAGTGGCCCAATCAGTAGTGGCCCAACAAATCAGGCAGCAATAAGTGCTTGGGAAGCTGGAGTCGAAACAATTAGGGCAAGAATATGTAACATCTTGACAAAGGAATAGGATGCTACAGAAAAATAAACTTCAAAATTTATTAACTGATAATTATAGTAAGATACAAGAACAAGGTGCAAGTAGAGCACAATCGGCTAAAGGATTAGCTGAAGCTATAGTAAAATATGCCGAAGATGCTGAATTACCAGCAGCCCCAACATCTAAAGTAAAGACAGCGAGGGTTGGTCAGGCAGCTTTACAAGGTGTGATAAATGCTAGTTTTACATCGGGTGACCCAACCATGTCACCATTGACTGCTGGAATAGTTGGGTATGTGGCAAGTTCATTTACACTTTTTTCCAATATAGCATCAACAAATATAGGAACAGGTGTTTGTGTAATGGTCGTTCCACCAATATTGTCACCTGTGACTGCACTTGGTATGACAGGCGCAAGTCAATCTGATGTTTGTAAATTGATGGCAAATATTATACACGCATCTTTTAAAAGTATATTGTTTAGTGGAGGATTAGTGATTGGTGGTACACCCGTACCATCACCAGTTGTATCCGTACCACTACTTTAAAAATAGAATAGGAGTCTATGATGAAAAAACAAGAACTAATAAACATAATAGAAAGATTAGTTCGTAAGGAAGTTAAGAAACAGGTAAATGAGATATTTATTAAGGAAGGAAAGAAAGCTTTAGCTAGTCGTTCCATAGAAGATGAAGTCTCATCCTCTTTAACTCAAATAGCAGAACAAGAGTACACACAACCAAAACCCAAGAAAAGAGAGTATAAGGAATATACAAAAAATGAATCTCTCAATAAAATCTTGAATGAAACGGCTGGAGGTATTCCACAAGGTGATTCTGAATATCCGACAATGGGTGGTGGGACTTATACCTCTGATAGAGTTCACGAACTCATGGGTGGAAATCCAATGATGGCAAATACTCCACAAGGTAAAGAAAAGAGAAGACAAGTTGGAGCAGTAGAATCGTTGAAAGCACAAGGTGTGAGTTCTGAACAAGTCGGTGAAGATGTTGTAAATGCACTAACAAGAGATTACAGTGGTTTGATGAAAGCTATGAATAAGAAAAAAGAACCATTTCGTCCATAGGAGAAAATAGTTGTCAGTATTAGAAAAAGATTTAGATCCTGATGTAAAAATAGGTGTTTCATTGCCTATGGATCATATTGATGGTAGTGGTTTTTTTCCTGGCACATCTACCACTCTTACACAGACAAGTAGTAATATTAGAAATTTACTATTAACAAATAAAGGTGAACGAGTTGGACAGCCAGAGTTTGGATGTGGATTATTACAAATATTATTTGAACCCATGAGTGAAAATCTTTTAGAATCAGTAAGGTCAGAGATAGAAGAATCTATAGCATTTTGGTTACCCCATGTCATCATAAGTGACATATCGGTAGACCAAGATGAAAATGAACCCCATCAAATGAATGTAAACATAGAGTTTGCATTAACAATACAACCAACAGTTCTTGAAGTAATTACTTTGAACTTTCTTGTAGGTGATTAGGAGAGTTAGATGCCAGCACAAAAAGAAGTAAGATATTTAAATAAAGATTTTTCAGGTTTTCGTAGTGATTTAATTGAATTCGCGAAACAATATTATCCGAATACATATAATGATTTCAATGAATCATCACCTGGTATGATGTTTATAGAAATGGCTTCATATGTAGGTGATGTATTATCCTATTATGTAGATTCACAATTCAAAGAACAACTATTGGCATATGCGGAAGATACTAAAACACTATTTGAGATGGCTCAGTCTTTTGGATATAAACCTAAATTATCAAGTCCATCATTTACAAATCTTGACATTTTTCAGATTGTTCCAGCAGAAGGTACTGGGGTAAATGTAAGACCAAATTATTCCTACGCTTTACAAGTAAACGAGGGGACATTGGCATCATCGGGTACCACAACTTTTAGAATAAGAGAGACTGTAAATTTTGCATATTCAAGTTCATTTGACCCAACAGATGTAAGTGTTTATGAAACATCTGGCACAGCCCCAACCTTTTATTTATTAAAGAAAACTGTTGGTGTTGTAAGTGGAACAGTAGTTGAAGAACAATTTGTTTTCGGACAGACTAAAAAATATCAAAGAATTATATTAGGAAGTGAAAATGTTTTAGAAATAATATCTTGTACAGATAGTGATGGTAATACATGGAAGGAAGTTCCATTTTTGGCACAAGACACATTATTTGATTCAATTCAGAATACAGCAGCTAATGATCCTGAATTGTCACAATATAGTGATGAGGCACCTTACCTACTTAAACTACTTAAGACTCCGAGAAGATTTGTAACCTTTATAAGAGCAGATGGAAGAACAGAAATAAGATTTGGTGCTGGAATAAGTGATTCATTTGATGAAGAAATTATACCAAATCCAAATAATGTTGGTTCATCATTACCTGGTAGTCCGACATATTTAGATACATATTTTGACCCAACAAACTTTTTAAAAACTGAAGCTTATGGTCAAGCACCAGCAAATACAACCTTGACAATAAAATATTCTCATGGTGGTGGATTAGGTGATAATGCTACACAAGATAGTATCACGAGTCTCTCTGAAATATCACTTACATTAGATGAAACTGGTTTAGATTCAGCTTTAGTCAGTACTGTAAGAGGTTCGGTAGCCGTGACAAATCCATTTCCTGCAAGTGGTGGTAAAGGTGCGGAAACTATTCAACAACTCAAAGATAATGCACTTGCATTCTTTCAAGCACAAGGTAGAAGTGTTACTCGTGAGGATTATATTACAAGGGTATATGCACTACCACCTAAATTTGGTGCAATATCAAAAGCATATATTGTACAAGATGAACAATTGAATATACCAACTATGCAAAAAGAAGTCAAGTCAAATCTTTTTATGGACGAAAGAAATCTCGACCAACTTAAAGCACAAGATGCAGGTTCATCAAACAGACTACCTAATCCGAACGCATTAAATCTATATACACTCGGATATACTGGTACAAAAAAGTTAACTACATTAAATTTAGCTGTAAAAGAAAACTTGAAAACTTATTTATCACAATATAGGTTAATGACAGATGCAGTAAACATAAAAGATGGATACATAATTAACATCGGTCTAAAAATAAATTTTATAGCTAGGTCAGGATTCAACAAAGATGAAGTATCCTTGAGAATTATAGAAAAGGCAAAAGAATTTTTCAATATAGATAGATGGCAAATTAATCAGCCAATCGTCATTCAAGAGTTAGCATATGAGTTGTCAATAGTTGATGGTGTAGGGGCAATAGTACCACCAAGTATAGACAATCCGAAGAATCTTTCAGTATTGGTTACAAATAAATTTTCAAAATCAGATGGTTATTCAGGTAACATATATGATATAAATTATGCTACAAAAGATGGTATTGTTTATCCGTCACTTGACCCAAGTATATTTGAATTAAAATATCCTAATACAGATATTGAAGCTAGAGCTATTGGTGATTCAATAGGTAATCAATTATAGGAGAGATAAATGCATTATTTTGAATACGCCGAAAAAGACTCAACATTATATTCAAGAAGTGGAAGTCAAAATACAGGTATCGATGAAATATTAGAAGTCGTAAAAGACACAAGTTCAGCTGGTGTTGTTCAAGGAGTAAGTAGAATATTGATTAAGTTCGATACTACTTATATTTCTTCATCCATATCAAGTGGATTAATTCCCTCAAGCTCTTATACAAAATTTTATTTAAATTTATATGATGCTAATTCTCGTGGATTGAATGTCAATCAAAATTTATACGCCTATCCTATCAGTCAATCTTGGGATATGGGATTTGGAAAGGAAGATAACTTTCCAATTATAGGAGATGGTTGTAGTTGGAACTATCGTGATAATGATATAACAAGAACTCAATGGAGCTCATTAATGACAGGTTCGGGTGGAACTTGGTACAACCAATATGAAGCCAGTCAATCTTTTAATAATGAACCAAGTGATGTCAGAATGGATGTAACAAGTATCGTTTGGAATTGGGTACATGGTGATGTACCAAATGAAGGGTTCATGGTCAAGAGAAGTGGTAGTATTGGTAATACAGATTCAAATCTTGACGAAGGTAGTTCCACACCAATGGGTACTTTTTCATTTTTTAGTCGTGAAACGCATACTATCTATCAACCTAAGTTAGAAGCTGTTTGGGATGATTCTGTTTGGACTACTGGTTCCTTAGAAGCACTATCAAACACAGAAATTGAAGATTTAAGACTTTATCCAAGAAGTCAACGAGACCATTATAAAGAAGGGTCGAAAGTAAAATTCCGTGTGGTTGGAAGACCATTGTATCCTGAGAAAACTTTCTCAGCCACTGCAGGATATTCGACTGGTTACAACACAGCTAAATATTTACCGAGTGGTAGTACATTTTATCAATTAGTGGATGTCTTTACTGAAGATGTTGTTATACCATATGGAAGTGGTTCATTAGTTAGTTGTGACTCGACCGGAAATTATTTTAATCTTGATATGAAGTCTTTGTTAGCAGATAGATTTTATAGAGTTGAATATAAAATTATAAGTGGTAGTGGAACGGCTGATGAAACTGTTCAGTATTTCACTTATCTACCATCATTCAAAGTAGTAAAATAGAGGAAATAAAATGCCATACACTATAGTAGAACCATGTGTTGGAACTTGTGATACAGCATGTGTTGAAGTATGTCCTGTTGATTGTATCCATGGCCCTTATGATGTTGAGGGATGTGGAGAAGAGGCAAAGGTAGATGGATTTGTACCGAAAGAAACTGATTCACTTTACATAAATCCTGATGAGTGTATTGATTGTGGAGCATGTGAACCCGAATGTCCAGTGGAAGCAATCTTTGAAGAAAGTGAAGTACCAGCAGAATGGAACCATTATATCAAAAAGAATTATGAATTTTTTGGTTTGGAGATGGACTAATGCCTTTAACAAGAGAAGAACTTCAAAAAAGTGAATACTATCAAAAATTAAAAGAACAAGATAGAACTCAATACTTAAACGAATTAGAGCAAAGAAGAAGATTAAGTGGAGCCGTTATAGTTACTGAAAATGATAATGTAATAATTAATTCAGAAACTCCACCTCTTCGTAATGATGCAGGAGTATTCGTAGCAGTTGAAGACCCGTTTGATGAGGGTAAGAATCTAACAGACCAAGACCAACTAATTAAAATTACAAAAAAAACATCAGTTTATCAAACATCACCTCAATGGGATGTAATCTTAGATAGAGATTTCAAAGAATTATGAGAATAGAAACTCCATTATCACCTAATGATTTTGGTGAATTAAAAAAAGAATCGAAAGAGGTATTAGGCGTCGGTGGACATCTGAGCCCTCCATTTGGACAATCAACTAATGATTATGTTGAAGTTCATTTATTAGATACCAACGGAACCTTTATAGAAAAATTTAATTCTAATCATACATCATTCGAAGACGACATGATGATATTGAATATCGGACAAGATTTAAGAGATAGAGATTATAATCGTGGTGAATTCAAGGTTCGTTATAATTTTATAAGAAAAGTTGCAGGTGGTGAAGAAATAGTCTTGACCAAGACTGTTGATGGTCAACCAAATTTAATACATAGTGGAAATCCTGAACTTACGGGTGTTCCAATGGGTAAGTTTTTTACCGACCAAGAAGGTAATGCATTTATCGGTGAGTCTCCACCATCTAATATGCAAGATGCTGTTCCATTAGACATAAAAGAATGGAAGTTCAAAGTAGATGAAATATCTCCGTCAAGAACTGAAGTAAGGATAGTTCCTCAGTTAATTAACAATGTCAATTACATAAAAGAATTTAGAGATTTAATAGACCCAAAAAGGTATGTACCTGAAACAGCATGGGCTGAATATGTAGAAGGGGATACAGGTCTGAGAGGGGCTTGGAACATAATATCAACTAATCCCAATGACCCATTATCAAAGTGGTGGAGACCAAGATTACAATTCCAAGATAATGTGACTAAAAAATCGGATTTCGGAAAGTTACATTGGAACTTGTTTGGTAAAGATGAACCCAATCGAAGTTTACCTACGCAAGATGGTGGTGGTCAGATAAGTTGGACAGGACCTGATAGTTCAAGATTAGAATTCAATGTGAGAAGGGAAGTTGAAGACGAGGGATTTAAGGATACCATGAAAGGTTCTACAATCACCATTGAAAAGGCTTATATTGTTGATTATGAATCGAGACCTGATATTGATGAAAACTCTGATTATCAACAAGAAGATGCTATACCTGATTTATACATTCAAGTAGTCCGTGTGGAGAATACAAAAACATTTAATTATTCCATGTATACTATGGATGGTGATGTCTATGACCCAAACTCACAAGGTGTTCAGTTTTATTGGGAATTTGGTTGTGGTCACAGACAAGACGCATCGGCAGAATCAAATGCTTCACATAATTATGATACCGAAGGTACATACCAACCGAGTGTCATAGTGATGACACCAAATTTTCAAAGTGAAGTTACTGAACTCAGAACACCAAATGGTAGAATTTTAGATTATGTAGAAATAGGAACACCTGAATCAACCAACGCACCATTGATTGAGAATAGTTCATTGGATGGTAAAATAATTCGTTGGAATTGTAATACATCACAAGGTATTCCAAGAAATCGTTCTACTTCAAGGTCTACGACAAGTTCAAGGTGGTACATACAGAATGGATATAGAAGATTAATTACAAATGGTACAAATTTAGGAATACTCAGAACTCTACTTGGCTCAACAATAGCTCAAGACTCAGATGGTAATACAAAAACTGTGAGCAGATTTGATGATGTAAATAATGTTAATGTAGATGTTACTTTATTCAATCCATTAGACATTGAGTTAGATGCAGTATCAATTAGTGATTTTCCAATAGGTCCTGATATAGACGCAACAGCGTTTACAACAGGTGTTTCAATTAATGAATCACTACCAACACCTGACATGGGACAAAAAGTATTTCTTGGTCTTTTTGAAAGTGGTCAAGAAGAAACTGAAAATGAAGTTGATGATGAATTCGGTCAAGAGGAAGAAACCGATGAAGGACAAGATGACAGTTCAAGTGATGGAAACGCATTTACAGTGACACTTGTAAATAGTCCGATAGCTATGAGTCAAGGTTTGGCAGGAAGTGAAGTTGCATTTCAAGGTGGTTCTTATATCAATACTAACACACAAAGTCAAATCCAACAGGTATTTCAGACTGGTCAGATTGTATCATTTAAAGGTAAAGGTATGGGAGCGATGGGTGTTAATCCTTTTGCTGGATTCTTTGATGATGAAAACTTTTCTACGCCGTCCTTCTCTCCACAGCCAGATGCAGATGAACTCGTTGATATATTTTTAGATAGTAATAGAACTTTTTATGTTAAAGTTGAATCGGGTTTCTAATGAAGAATAAAAGAATTATATATTGGGGTGGTAATCACCAAACTATTATACCTAAGATGGGTGCGTGTGGAGAAGGTTCTGAACCATCAGGTGGTGGTGGTAAAGCAGGAAGTGGTCAGAAAACACCTGAAGAACCTAAAGGATTAGGAGCCTTTGATTTTCTTGGTGATGTGTTAGGTGCAATAGGTGGAGAATTACAAGATGCCGCTATAGGTACTTTAGCAACGGCCTTAATTGGTGACCCAGCGTTTGGTGTGACCTTTCAGAAAAACAGACCAAGTACCGATGAAAATATAGCAGATTTAGAAAAACAAATATCAGAATTAGACGCTCCCCAAAGGTCATCTGCCAGAGGTGATGTAGGTGATAAACAAGATTTACTTGATTTGAAGGGTGATTTACAGGCTAAAATTGATATATTAAGAAATAATCCCTATGATTCAGGTGTCGATCCTGTAGGACCTTTGAATCTTGATAGTGTGGATGATTTACCACAACCTGCTGATTTTGTCGGACAACAGGCAATCATCGATGGTAATTTATATGTGTGGAAAGACCCACCTGGTACATGGGTTAACTTTGGAAACCAAGATACAAAATTTGCTACCACAGACCAAGACAGACAAATACCCATTTATGCAAAATATACAGCAGAAATCTTAGAGGTACATAATCAAGATTCCATAACTACCAATAAAACTTGGAGTGATGGGGCAACCGAGGCAGGTCATATAGGACCTACACAAGTAAACTTAGAAACTAAATTCGATACTTGGTATGTAGATACACCTGTCACACAAGATTTACACACTTATATGAAGTTTGGTGAAGAGGGTTCTGCTTTAATAATCAATCAAAAAGAAGACGCGGAAACCTATGTGGATTTCCCAAATTCTATTATTTACAAACTTTACGAACCATTACCCGATGATGTTGAAAAGAATGATTTAATTTACATATGTAAACAAATGAGCTCACCTCTTCTTGAATCTGTTGAATTAGTGGATTTTATTGATGAAGAAATAGAAGATGTAGTTCTAAGAAACCCTAAATGGGACGCGGGATTTCATTCAGATGGTGGACTCAATCAATCAGAAACAAATTATAAAACCTACAATGAATTAGTAACTTCTAATAAAACAATCCAAGAGTTGATTGAAGATAAAGTTATAAGTGGTAGTCTCAATGATAGTATTACATTAGATGGAATAGACCATTCCCAATTTGAAAATTTTGCTAAATTTAGTTCTGTTGAAGATAGGGTGGTCAATTTTAAATATAAGTTAGATAAAATCGAATTATTTACAAGTCAAAGTAATGCATTAAGTGGAGTTTTGGGAACCGAAACTGCAGAATATACACAATCATTATTGAATAATGTTAGAGAAATAAAAAATAACTTTACCCCATTTGAAAAGTATATGTACTTCGAATCATCAAGTTATTCAAGTGGTTCGTTAGGAGTGTTTCACGACAATGCGTGGCCTAAGAAAAGTGGTACTGGTACAAATCTTGACCCTTATGTTTTATACGCAGTATCGGAATCAGTAGCAACTACTTGGTATACAAATCAAATTATAAGTTCATCCAACTACGATAGAAATAATAGAAATAGATTATTGTTAAATATTCCTGCTCATATTAGAGATGATGAAAGAAATGATGCGTTTACGACTTTTATTAACATGACAGGTGAACATTTTGATGGTGTTTGGCAATATATAAATCAAATACCAGCAATATATGATAGACGAGATGGATTAGATGTTGGATTGTCACGAGATTTAATCTTCCAAGTTGGTAGGTCATTTGGATTTTATCTAAATGATGGACAAGACCTTGTGAGTCTTCCAAATTATCTAATTGGTGCTGATGTCACAGGTTCAAGTGCTGAATATTCGGTTCAATCAGCAACACCACAAAAAGATATATCAAGGGAAATTTGGAAAAGAATTTTGAATAATATGCCATTCTTTCTAAAAACTCGTGGTACTATTCGTTCAATAAAAGGTTTGATAAGTTGTTATGGAATCCCAAGTAGTATACTCAGAGTTAGAGAGTTCGGAGGCCCTAATCCTAATAAAAATAAACCATCCTATCAGATAACAAGAAAGTTTACAAAGGCTTTAGAATTAAAATCGGGTCAACACATTGAGACGACTTGGGCAAATGATACTAAAAGTGGTAGAAAACCTGATACTATTGAAATGAGATTTAGAGCAGCTAGTGGTAGTAATCAAACTCTATTTCAAGCTGGAACAGATATTGCCTTAAGATTGGTAGATAATGGTTCTGCTGACAATTACGGAACAGTTCAATTTTTCTTAGAGGGTGGTGCTAATCCTGATTTCACATTATCATCAACTTCATTACCGATTTATGATGGTGAATTTTATTCCGTGATGTTAACAAGAATGAGTGCAAGTATTGGAGATAGTGGTAGACATTATAGTGGTAGTTCTGCTGGTCAATTGACATCAGATAGCACATCACAAAATATTTTATATAGTCTTCATGTAGGACGATATGATTCTGGCGTACAAAGAACAATTTATAAATCATGGACAAGTGGTAGTTCATCAACTACAAGTGTTAACTCAGCTTATGTTGGTAATGAAACCGCGTACATTGGTGGTAAACCAAGTAATGATTTTGGTAATCAACTTAGTGGTAGTATCATGGAGTTCCGTTATTGGAATACTGCACTTAATAGTGGTTCGTTTGACAATCATGTTGGGGCACCCAAAGCTTTCGATGGTAACCATCCATCAGCTTCATGGGAAGACTTAGTATTAAGATATAGTTTCGATGATGATAAAAATTTAGATACCTCAACGAGTATTCGTGACACAAGTGCTGACCAATCATATACAGCTGAAGGCACAGCAACAGGCTATACAAGTGGTAATCGTCCACATTTTAGAAACCTTGTAGACCAACAAAAAGCAAAAGTACCTAATTTAGGCCCTAATGTCCGTGTAGAAAATAAAATCAGAATTGAACAAAGTAAACTACTCGGTGGGTTATCTGTTGATAAGCGTTCTGAAATAAGTGCTTATGATTTAGCACCTCTTGATAGTAACAGATTAGGTGTATATTTTAGTCCGTCTGATGTGATAAATGAGGATATAATTTTAAGTGTTGCAGATTTAGATTATGACGACTTCATAGGTGACCCAAGAGATAAATATAAAAGAAGATATAGACAACTTGAAGATATAGCTACAACTTATTGGCAAAAATACAATACTCCAAATAATTTTTGGGACTACATTAGATTGATAAGATTCTATGATACAAGTGTGTTTGACCAAATAAGAAAAATGATACCTGCGAAGGCAAGAGCTAATGTAGGATTGTTGATTGAACCAAATTTATTAGAACGAAGAAAAGAAGTAATTGGTGCACCACCAATAAAAGAACCTATCAATGTTAGAGGTAATCTTGATGTAGGATTTGGAAGAGTTGTAAGTGGTTCCACCAAACCAATGAGTGCTTCGATTGATGTGGATGCACAACTATCACAGAGTGGTATTTATTTGACTTATAGTGCTTCATTAAGTGCATCACCATCTGCATCTGGCAACTATAACACATACACTGGTTCAATATCAACTGATATATTTAGAAAACCAGCCTTGTACATACTTTCTTCATCTTTAGATGGATGGGGCGGAGGTGAAGAAAAATATGGACACTTCAGACTCGAAGTGGGAGGACCTGAATACATATTTAGTGAAGTATTACAACCTAATATAAGTGGTTCAAGAATATCTGAACATAATTTTGAAAGAAGATTTTTCTACAGCACTCAGGCAAGTGCGTCCGTAAATAATTTTTATTCATCATCATTAGTGAGAAGTGATAAACAAAGTCTGTACCAAGATAACCAAATGTTTAGATTGGTTTATCAAGGTTCATTACAGACTAAGAAAACTACATTGGATAAATTAGATCCTGTCACGGTAGTATTGACAAGTCCTACAACATTAGTGACAAAAGAAACTGGTGAATCTAAACTTGATGTATTATAATGAAAAATTTGATTTGAGTATATTTATAACTAAGAAAAGTTTTAATCTTTATATAATAGAATCCAAACTACTCAAATCCTAAAGGAGAATATACATGGGATTTTTAAACAATACCACAATCACGGTAGATGCGATACTTACGAAAAGAGGTCGTGAGTTATTAGCTCGTGGTAATAATGAATTTCAAGTCACGAAATTCGCACTAGCAGATGATGAGGTCGATTATCGTCTGTGGGATACCTCACATCCCAACGGAACAAATTTTTATGGGGCAGTCATTGAGAATATGCCTCTATTAGAACCCGTACCTGATGAAACACAAGCTCTTAAGTACAAGTTGATTTCTCTACCAAAAGAAACTTCTCGTCTTCCTATATTGGATATAGCTGTTCCTTCGTTG